CATGTCGTGATTTAAACATACATGTATTCTTGGTGGCACATACTCGCAAGATGGCAGATGAAAATGTAGTTCCAGATGCTACTCACATTTTAGGCAGCTCTCATATTCGCAATTTATGCGATAACATAATTTGTGTGTTCCGCAACAAGAAGAAAGAAACTGATATTGAAACAGGTGATAAGACAGAAGAAGATTTAAAAGGCATTCCAGATTGCGTAGTATATTTACAAAAGCAACGTAATTATCCTGTAGAGGGTAAATGGAATTTTTGGTTTGACAAAAAAGGTTTGAGTTATAAGGAACGACCATGACCATAAATGATTTTATAAAGAATTGCAAAGAACTGTTCGGTGATGATATAATATACAAAGCGACATCTAGTGACGGTGTGACTTTCAAATCTAAAGGATGGAGTGATAAATATGATTCGGTTCGTTTTAACGAAATACAATTACGACAATTTGCTGGTAAAGATTAAGGCTCTTGATTTAACTAAAAGATGGCGTGTCAATATTAGTGAGGAGAAAGTAGTGAGGTCACTTGAGCAGAATGAAAGACTGTGGTCGCTATATGGGTCAATTGCTAATTACATTGGTGAAAACCCTAGCACAGTTCACGAATTGTTAGGCTATAAGTTTCTTCGTTACCAAACAGAGATTGCTGGAAATGCTGTAGAGTTAGTCAAGTCAACAACAAAGTTAAATACAAAAGAGATGACCGAGTATCAAGAAAACTGTGAACGTTGGGCAAGCAGTCTCGGATGGAGCTGGGAACTATGAGCAATCCATTTAAAATTATAGAGCCAACAGTATTAACTTTTAGTGGAGGTAGAACATCTGCTTATATGTTATGGCGAGTACTTGAAGTACATGGTGGAAAACTTCCAGATAATGCAATTGCTATATTTGCTAATACAGGAAAAGAAGAAGAAGCAACTTTAGAGTTTATTAAAAAATGTTCTGAAAAATGGAATGTAAAAATACATTGGGTTGAATACACATCAGAAGACCCTAAATTTAAAATTGTAGATTTTGACACAGCTAGTCGCAATGGTGAACCATTTGAAATGCTGGTAAAGCACTATGGTAAATTACCCAACCCAGCTCAAAGATGGTGTACTGGAATTTTAAAAATGAGAACAATACATAAATATGTTAGAAGTTTAGGCTGGGATCATAGTGAAGCAGATAATACAGACTTTGTTGGAATTAGGGCAGACGAAGAACGAAGAGCAGTAAAAATGGATAGGTCAAAAGTTCCATTGTATGCAGCAGGTGTAACAAAACAAGATATATTTAAATTTTGGGATGAACAAAATTTTGATTTAGAACTTCCTGTAATTGATGGTGAAACTGTAGGAGGCAATTGTGATTTATGTTTTTTAAAATCATTACCTAAAGTTGTTTCTCTCATACAACAAAAACCAGAACGTGCAGTGTGGTGGGCAAAAATGGAAAGTTTATTTGTTGATGATAATGGTACGCCAACAGGTGCAGGTAGTAGATTTAGGAAAGAAAGACCAAGCTATGCGGAACTTGCAAATTATCAAACGTCACAAACTGAATTATTTGATGACGGAACTATACCTTGTTTTTGTGGAGATTAAATGAAACAGCCAATTATAGATGGAATAGTTATATTTTGCATTGTATGGTTTGTTGGTGGTGTTGCTAAACTCATTAGGTATTTTTATGAATTATCGTAGCAAGAAATTGCTAGAAGCGGTTCGTGAGTTTCCTTGTGCTATGTGTGGCAGACAAGATGGAACAGTTTGTGCAGGTCATTCTAATCAACAGCGTGATGGTAAAGGCACAGGCATTAAGGCTCATGATTATAGAATCGCTAGTCTTTGTTATCAATGTCATGATATGATAGACAACAATAAAGAGTTAGACAGGCATGAAAGAATTGAAGCATGGGAATCTGCTCATCGTAAAACTGTGGGTTGGTTATTTGATAAAGGAGTAATTAAAATTGGGTAAAGGTTCTGGAAGAAGACCATTGTTAATTTCTGAAAAAGAAGCAGAAGACAATTGGAATAAAATATTTAAAAAAAATTACGAATACGAATTAAACAAATCTACTGGCGAAGTAGAAAAGCGTTTTATAGACGGAATATCTAAACCTAACGAAAGTCAATTTGATGGCGACAAGCCCAACACAGTTAAGCCTTAAGAAGTTAAGAGAAGAAGGATACCTTGTAGCTATTACAGAACGATGGAACGCTTTCGCAAAGATAAGACAGGATATGTTTGGCTTTATAGATTTGCTTGCTATTAAAGATGGCGAGATACTTGCAGTTCAAACTACTTCTGCTAGCAACATGTCAGCAAGGGCTCATAAGATTGCAGATAGTGAGCATGTAGGAACGGTTCGTAAGAGTGGTATGAAAATACATATTCATGGGTGGGTCAAGAATGGTAGAAAATGGGAATGTAAAGTGATGGATGTTTCATGAATCCGTATCAAAGGCAGTATGAAGTGCATGGAAAGTCAGTAAATCTAGAAAAGTTTAGAATACATATTTTAGAAGTTATTGAGAACGACCAATTAAGTATTCCACAAATAGCTAACGCATTAAAGACTGACGCAAGAAGATTGCAAGGTGTATTGTATAATATGCACGCAGTAGGTCTTATAAATATAAACAAGCTAGGTAGGTTTCATATATTCTCAAAAGCAAAAGTACCAATGCTACAAGACATATTTCATCCTATGCCAGACTTTAGCGATAGGATCAAAAGTATTTATATTCATTCAAGCGAGGAATAAATGCACATAGACAGACTTAAACAAATACTTGATGACTGGGCTAGATGGATGCACGCACCTAGCAATAAACTAGGCTATCCAAGCAAGTCATTAGGTATGATTAGTGGCGGGGAGTCTACTAGCGATGCTTTTGAAGACATGTTGTCAGAAATGGATATGACCAATGTCAGAACCATTGATGCGATTATAAGCAGCTTGCCCAGAGACCAGAAGGATGCAGTTTACTCTAGATACTTAAAGACTTCTAAATACGATGACTATGAATACCAATTAGGGCTTGCATTTGATAACATGTTATCTATGGCTTCTAGGCGTATTGTCGCTTGACAGGATAATATGTTTTGTGCTATAATTCGGCTGTTGGGATAGTCTCGCCCATACTCTCCGTAATACATTTAAGCCCTTATAAATAAAGGGCTTTTTTTTTGGATAAAATATGAAGAAACCTACAACAAAAAAAGGTAAGTTAGCTAAAGTAGCTAAAGTCATGGGTGAATTTAAACGAGGCACTTTGCATTCAGGCAAAGGTAGCAATATCGTTAAGAATACAAAGCAAGGAATTGCAATTGCCTTATCAGAAGCAGGCATGAGTAAAAAGAAGAAAAAGTAATTTCAAAAGTTTTGATCAATCATCGAAAAAATTGCCTGAAAAATGCAATTTTGGTTGGTGAAAGTTCCAAAACAGCACCATCATATTCCTGTAGTTGTTGCGAATGAGAATCATTCTCATTTAAGATTCTGGGCAAGGCTTGCCCCTTAAGCCGCTTAAGCTTTTTAAAAAATAGTTTATGCATAGGCTTTTCGCATAGCAATAACCCTTATAAGTAAATATAATAAAAAAATAAGCCCTGTAAACAGGCTTTAAAGCTCTTAAAATTAATTCATGATATAAGCCCTTAAGAAAAGATAAAAGGGGCTAAAAAGCCCCTTAAAATCGGTTTAAATGGTATTAAATAGCTAGAATAGGGATTGTTTTTATAATAAAGCCGCTTACATCCTTTTTAGCCTTGCCTTTAGCATATAAGCCTAAAATTGTATTTTTAGGGGCTAAAAAAGTAAGATCGGATTCATCGCCATTAAGTACTTCTCTATTTAAAAAATAGGCGGGTAAATTTTTATCCGAAAAAACAGCGGATAATCTCATGCCTTTTTTAATTGCTATCTCATTAAATTTTTGAAATTCTGGTTTATTAGAATATGAAAAAGTAAGATCATAGTTTTTGGGTAAATTATCTCTATTTGGATTTTTGGTATAGTCATAAAATTGAATATCGGGAAATAATTCAAAAATAGTCACAGCTCTGATTTTATTATGGATAAATTCATAATTAAAGCGGATATCTTCCCAATTAATATCGCTTAAGCCATTAAGCCTTATTACAGGGATTAAACCATTTTTAATAGCTGTCTTTTCTAAAGCTTCAATTTCAACGGCTAATTTATGCATAAAAGCATTAATATCAGTATTAAATAATTTTGTACGATTCAATCG